ATTGGGCAACGTGTTGGTATACCAGAGGGGGATCTTCGGATTCTTCGACTCTGTCTCGTCGGTCACAAGATGCACCGCAAGAAAGGGGACCTCGGCACAGACCAGCAGTGGGGACAGTTAATGGGCTCGCCCATCAGCTTTCCAATCCTCTGCATAGTCAACGCCGCAGTCACCCGCCTTGCGATGAAGCTCGGTGGCATGTTCGACGACAGTGTAGGTGTTGCGCCCAAGCGGCCGCTAACGGACTACCCGCTCCTTGTGAACGGGGATGATGTTGGTTTTCAGGCCGACGCCCACACCTACGATCTCTGGAAATATCTCACGGCCCAGGCGGGCTTGGTTTTCTCAGTAGGTAAAAATTATACGCACCGGAACTTCTTAATCCTTAATTCCCAAATGTTCTGGCGCAGTGATCAGGTAGATTTCTTTGGAGTGCGGTCCGACCGACTCTGGCACGTCCCTCACCTCGAAACCGGCTTGTTGTATGGCCAGGTCAAAGGCAAGTCCCGTAATCCGATGGAACAGAGTCCTACTCTTACTACATCGTTGGGTCAGGCCCACAGCCTGTCCTCTATGCTGCACGACGTTGTTCGTCCCTGGTCCCTCGAACGCCGCGATAAGTTGATCGAGAAGTTCATCTCTCTCAACAGAACCGCATTGTCCGAGATTCCTTGGGGCATGAGCTGGTGGCTTCCGCGCCAACTAGGGGGCCTTGGCCTCCCGGTTGCCCGTTGTCCCAGCGTCACAACCCGTCAGCTGCAACTCGCTACCTTCCTTGCGACCCGTCCGATAGACGATCCCGACATGAGGGGTCTCCTCAAGCCCGACCTCCCTGCCTATATGTTGACGTACTTGAATAACATTAATTCGTACGTTGACCGGCTGGGGGGCGTGGAGCTCGAAGAGCTAACCCTTCATGAAGCCCACGACCCTGGATTTCGATCCCAGGAGTCGTTCCGGCACCTTGAGTGCTGGGCCACCGGTAACCCGGTGGTCAGTGGCGAGGATATTAAAGCGGATACGGTCGATTGGAGGTTTCGATCCCTTTGGCGAAAATCAGCCGAAGCAGTACGGGGCGAACCCCGAGTTCGACGGAGGATGGATAGGGATCCTGATGTCTCGTCCGAAAGCGACCCCTTCGCTCAGAGTAGGAAGACTATACGAGGACCATCGCTGCACCCCATGGATCTACAAAAGGCCCTAACTTACCAAAAGTGGCTTCGAAAGTTGCTGCCTAGGTGGTGTTAAAGTTAGGTGTTCCACAGTTCAGAATTTAGCCAAGTTTTGGAGGCGAATTGGCTGCCTCCCCGGTCTTGACACAACCGGCTCCATTGTCGTTATCTCGTACATGCCCGTCATCAACGTTCGGCCTGAGGTTTGGGTTCCTCAGGATTGTGAATGCGCAAGCAGACACTAAACAGCGGCCAGTAAAGTCTGGTCGGCGGCGTTGAAAGATCGAAG